GCCAGTGCGCCTTTTCTGCTGATGTGCACCTCGGGCACCACCGGGCCGGCCAAACCGCTGGAAGTGCCTTTAAGCGCCCTCCTGGCCTTCAAGGGCTATATGCGTGATGCAATCGACCTGCGTGAGGGCGAGCCATTCTGGAACCTCGCCGACCCTGGCTGGGCGTATGGCCTGTACTACGCGGTGACCGGCCCATTGGCATGTGGCCATGCCACATTGTTTTATGACGGGCCGTTTTCGGTGGAGAGTACCTGCCGGATCATCACCAAATACGGCATCCGCAACCTGGCCGGCTCGCCGACAGCCTATCGCCTGCTGATCGCGGCAGGAGCCGAGTTCGCCGACGCCGTGCGCGGCCACCTGCGTATCGTCAGCAGCGCCGGCGAGCCGCTCAACCCGCAAGTCATCCGTTGGTTTGCCGAACAGCTCGGCGTGGTCATCCACGACCATTACGGCCAGACCGAAATCGGCATGGTGCTGTGCAATCATCATGGGCTACGCCACCCGGTACGTGAGGGCTCGGCCGGCTATGCGGTGCCGGGATACCGGATTGTCGTGCTGGATGACGCCCACCGGGAATTGCCGACTGGCCAGCCTGGCGTGCTGGCGGTGGACCGCGAGCGTTCGCCGCAGTGCTGGTTCAACGGCTACTTCGCGATGCCGACCAACGCCTTCGTCAGCCGCTATTACTTGAGCGGCGATATCGTGGAGTTGAATGACGACGGCAGTATCAGCTTCGTCGGCCGTAACGACGATGTGATCACCACCTCGGGCTATCGCGTCGGGCCTTTCGATGTCGAGAGCGCGTTGATCGAACACCCGGCGGTGGTCGAGGCCGCAGTGATCGGCAAACCCGACCCGCAGCGCACTGAACTGATCAAGGCGTTTATCGTATTGCATGGCCAGTATTCGCCCAGCGCCGAATTGGCGGAAATCCTGCGCCTGCACGTGCGAGAGCGCCTGGCTGCACATGCTTACCCGCGGGAAATCGAATTCGTCGAACAAGTACCCAAGACACCGAGTGGAAAGTTGCAGCGGTTTATTTTGCGTAACCAGGAAATAGCCAAACAGCAGGCACTCGACACATGACTTAGGGGCGGATGGTTCCTGTGCTGAGCCGACCGGCGTTTCAGCGCAGGGCCGTGTCCAGGCCCCATACTTGATGACAGCTGTGGCGCGCCCTTTCGCTCCCTAAGCCAACTGGGTCGCAAACCTGCCCACGGCGTCGACTACTTGCTTGGCACCGTCCTGGATTTCAACAATCACCTGGCCTGCCTGAGTGGCAAGTTCCAGGCCTTGCTCGGCTTGGGACTTGCTGTTGGCCATCTCAGCGACGGTCTCATCGACCAACTTCTGATTCTGCAAGACAACCGACGCGATTTCTTCAGTCGCCGTGCTGGTTCTGCCCGCCAATTGTCGAACCTCATCAGCCACAACGGCAAATCCTCGACCTTGTTCACCTGCGCGAGCCGCTTCAATCGCAGCATTCAAAGCAAGAAGATTGGTTTGCTGCGCGATGCTGCTGATCGTCTGAATAATTGAGCTGATCAACAATGACTGTTTGCCCAGCGCTTCTACTCCCCCGGAGGCCGCCTGCATATCAACGGCGATCTTACGCATGGTATGCATCGTATCGTTGACGACGACTGCGCCTCGTTGAGCGCTGACATCCGTTTGCTGAGAAATTTCAAATGCCGTCTGGGCGGCCCCGCTCACTTCTTGCTCACGGGCCACCTGATCGGTCACTACCGTGGCGAACTTCACCACTTTGCAAAGATTGCCTTCGGTGTCGTAAACCGGGTTGTAGGTCGCTTCCAGCCACACCGTTTGGCCGCGACTGTCTATACGTTCGAACCGGCCGGCAACAAATTCACCTCTGTTCAGCTTTGCCCAGAAGTCCTTGTACGCCTGGGACGAAGTCAGCTCCGGTTTACAGAAAACCCGGTGATGGCTCCCTTTTGCCTGTCCCAGGTTGTAGCCCATGGCTTGTAGAAACTGATCATTCGCCATCAGTACATGCCCGGAGAGATCAAACTCGATCACCGCAGTAGAACGTAATAACGCCTCAATGAACGACGCGTTTTCCGAGGCTTTTTCCACTCGGGAGGTAATGTTCGTCGCGTAGCAAGTGACATGACTCAACTGGCCGCTCGCGTCCATGATTGGCTGCCAATGTGCATGAATCCACACCAACGAACCATTGGCATGAAGGTATCTGTAATCGTCGCTGATTGACTTACCCGCGGCCACCGCCGCTCGAAAGTTATGAAAGCACGGCAGTTTGGAGACATACGAGGGAACAATCTCGGCCATGGCGCGACCGACAAGCTGATCCGGAGCGTAGCCCAGCGTATTTCCAAAGTTTTCGTTGCAGGCCGTGATGTTAAACGACGAGTCGATACTCAACGTCAGCATTTCACGGTTCAGACCATCGCGCAGTTGGCGAAGCTCTAACAGTTCACTGGTCTGAGATTGAAGCTGTTTCTTAAGGCTTGCATTGAACATAGGACATCGCCTCTTGGGTCATACCTATCGTATCGGCGTCTCATGGCGCAAATTGAGGGCATGACCAAGAACTATCAGCGGGACCCATGGGGAAATCATCTGGTCCGAGGCAGTTCCGGATCTGAACATCAGCGAAATCAACGAGAAGTTTTGTGCAGGCACAAAAAAGCCGATCTAACTGATCGGCTTAAGAGTCTGATTTTACTCAGGAATAATGGTCGGGACGGAGTGATTCGAACACTCGACCCCTAGCACCCCATGCACGCAGTTCCCCTGTAAGACCTTGTTAATTAGCTGTTTTTATTGGCGCTCGCTGCAATCGACTGCCCACAAGAGCTTACAAGCGCGTGAGAGAGTCACGCAAATGTCACGCATCCTTCTCCGGCGTCCTGCCGACGAACACCACTCCCAAATCTGAAACACCTCGATTACTGTACGCACATACAGTATTTGAGATTTCTCTATGAACGTTGACATGGACACCGATGATTGGCTCGCCTGCCCCACTCCGCTGGAAATGTACCAGCACCAGTGCTCAATCCTCGTGGAAGAACTGGCTCACACCGAACGCATGCTGAGCAGAGCGCGAGCAAATATCGCCGGACTGGTCCAGATGAACGACCTGCTGATGGCAGGAAAGAACCAGGCGGAGAAGTCCTTGAAGGTGGCCGCAGACAAAGTGGCGGCCTTGAACCTGGAAAATTCAGAGCAAGGCCGAAAGCTCAATGGAATGGCGATAGTCACGGATCAAAGGGACCACCTTGTCAGGGAAAACCAGAGACTTCTGTTGGAGCTCCGCGCGCTCAAGGAGCCACAGCCCTGACATAAGCCTGGCACGCACGTAAGGCGATTATGGCGTTGTCCCCATCGTCGGTGATGGCGACAATTCGTTGCGCATGCGCAGGGTCAAGTTGGGCTCGGCGGGCTGCATGAACCACGCCGGCGGCGCCGGGGGTGGCAGGCACGTCGCAGCGACCGGCTGTGTCCGTGGCGTCGAGAAGGACTGACAGCCGGACATCAGCAGTAGCAAGCTGGTCACGCAGGCGAGCCTGGTTGCGCTGGGCATCGGATAATTCCTTTGAGTGTTGTTGGTCCTGCGCAGCGATCTGCTGCTCGGTGGCCAGGCGCTTATCCTGCTCGGCCTTCTGCTGCCGCCAGGCCTCGTTGGTGATGGCGTCGAGCTGGATCTGGTGCGCGGCGCTTTGCGCGGATAGCTGTTCCGAAAGCTGCTTGCCCAGGCGCCAGTCCTGCACCTGCCAGGTAACGCCGGCGGCGGCGGCCATCAGGACTAGGATCAGCGCGACCAGGCCGGCCAGCTTCTGGACCGGTGTCATGCCAGCACCTTCAGCGCTTTGTCGTACAGCGCCTGGCGGTCGGCCTGTCCGGTGAGTCCACCATTGATGCGCCGGGTGATCTTCTCGAACTGCCCCTGATCTGCCAGCGTGTTCAGGCCCTTCGTCGACCAGAACCAGGCCGCTGACATGGCGGCATGCTGCGGCATCTCCAGCAGCTCAGGCTTGTTGATCAGGTCCAGGCCCAGGGCTTCGCCGCACGCGGCATAATTCGCGCGCCCGGTGACCTGGATCAGGCCGCGCCCGCGGTACTTGGAACCGTCCCCCTTTACGGTGTTGCCCAGATCGGCCCGCCCTTCGTACCCGGCCTGCTGCTTCGTGGGCCCCCAAATCTCCCGCACGTATCGCAACTGGCCCGACTCATGCCCGACCTGAGCGATGAATGCGGCGATGCGCAGCGGGGTCACGATCGCGTGCCGGCCCATGGCCGCATTCAGCACAGGAGCAAAAACGCCGGCATTGCGGCCGGCGTTTGGGAGTATCTGCAGCAACTGCTGCTCGGTGATAGGCATACTTTTCTCCAGGCAAAAAAATACCCGCTCGTGGCGGGTTGTTTTGTTCGGCCAAAATTTACTCTGGGGCAACCGGCCAGTCGATGGCCTGCGGGTAGTTAGCTTGGTCGGGCACGCGGTTCAGCGCAACGCGGTATTTCTTCCAGGCTTTCAGCGATGCGACCTCTTGGGACGTGGCTTCATCTACGTCAACGGCATCCTGAAGTGGAGCCAAGGCGTAATCCGCGATCGAGCGCAGGCGAGCTATTTCAGCCTGGGCCAGCTCAAGGGTATCAATGGTTGGTGGCAGCATCGGCGCCGGAATTTCTGGAGGCGGCAACGACTTCACCGCGACATGCAGAGTGATGCTATGCGCCAGATCGGTCGGCTCACCGTCTTTAGCGACACTCACTGACAGCAAGCCATCAGCGTAGCTGATCGCCACCGAGCAAGCCGCGTCGATCTGATTGACGACATAGCCCCAGCCTTCCGGCGGCGGCGCCATGCCGAGGGTGCCATGCACAATGTACTGACCAGGGCCGGGGTGCTCAGTAGCTATCGCATTGACGCCAAGCGAGGTCACATCGATAACGGTACCGTCGGCACCGAGGATATTAATTGCTGCGCGAGTAGTCATTTAGATTGCCTTCAACGTGCCGTCAGCGGCGCGGGTAGTGTTTGCGCTGTCGTACACCAGTCGCCATCCTAAGGAAGATCCGCTCGCGTTGACTTGACGCCAGTAAAGGCCCGCAGCGGTTTGGTAAACACCAGCAACGATGTC